CTCCTTCCAGCCGTAACACGCTGATGGGTCTTGCCCGTTACACTGAGCAAGCGTTTGTTGGGAATGGCAATGCGATCCGCAATGGCGAAATCGGCAACCTGTACGGCATCCCGGTCTTTACCACCAGCAACGCAGACACAACCTCTGGTTCTGCTGCTGCGCGGGTGTGCTTGATGGGACACCGTGATTCAATGGTGCTGGTCGAGCAAATCGGTATCCGTTCGCAAATCCAGTACAAGCAAGACTACCTTTCGACGCTGTTTACCTCCGACACTCTGTATGGTGTTGCCGGTTTGCGTGTTGCAGGGACGGTCGGTGCGGCTAAGTCTGCTTCGCTGTTTGCTCTGGTTGTTCCGGCCTAAACCAACTCCCCTCAGAAATGGGGGGTATTCTTTCAAGGAGTTAAATTATGGCTGCAGCAACTGCAATTACTGCGCGGCGTGGCAATGACCAATTTCGGGGTCTGTTTTCCGATACCTGGTCGGTTAAGGCAACGCTTAACGCATCGTCTTTGGCTGATGGAGCCGGGGAAACAAACACTATTGCTGTTCCTGGTGTTGCCCTCGGTGACATTGTGATGAATATCAGTATGGGTGTTGATGTCTCTGGTATTAGCATAACTCCGTATGTCAGCGCCGCAGATGTGGTGTCAATTCGTTTTCAAAACGAATCTGGCGGCACGTTGGACTTGGCAAGCACTACCGTTAAATGCGTTGTTGTTCGTCTTGTATAAACAATCGGGGGGCTTCGGCCCTCCTTTTGTGAGGTAAAAAAATGGCAACTTTTCGTTGTTTGCAGTCTGGTAATACCGTAACTTTTACGCAGCCGTATGACATTGATTCGATGCGTGGTCATGCAGGATACGTAAGAGTTGATGTAGTTGATGAGAAGCCAGAGTCTCCAGAAATAAAACCTCTGCCCATGATTGCACCTTCTAAAAAGAGAGGGCGGCCTCGCAAGTTTACTATTTAGGAGTTAATAAAATGTACGGTAAAGCACCTAAAATGACTTCAACAAAAAAGACTGACACCTACAAAGACGCAAATAGTGCTCTCAAAGGCGCGAAAAAGCGCGGTGAGCCAAGTGTTACTTTTATGATTGCAGTAGGCAAGCCAATGCCCAAGGCTAACAAAATGGGAACCAAAGCCAAGCGAGGCAAGTAATGTCAACCTTCCAGCTTGATCCCAACCAAGTTGCGCTTGGGGTTCCTAGTTTGGGAACAGCGCAAGTATTTACTGTCACAACCTCTAGCGTTCAATCAACGGCATTTGGTGAGTCTACCACGATGATTCGTATATCTTGCTCGCTAGGGCATTGCCATTTTCAAATTGGTGCAAGTCCAACGGCCAGCATTACAACGTCGCCTATGATGCCCAATAATTTCAGCGAGATTGTTCGGGTAAGTCCTGGTCAAAAGATAGCGGTTATCAAAGATGCTGCTGTGACTTCTTCTACGTTTTCTGTAACTGAGCTGATATGAAAACTCCAGCACAAAAGAAAATCAGCAAGGTTATGAAAGAGTTTGGGGCTGGTAAATTGACCACCAATAAAAAAGTGGTCAAAGACCCAAAGCAAGCTATTGCAATTGCTTTGTCAGAATCGCGGAAGAAGAAATGAAAGCTAAAAGCAAAGTCAACGAAGCCGGGAACTATACCAAGCCGACTATGCGGAAGGCTTTGTTTGAGAGCATTAAAGCAGGAACAAAAGGCGGCGATCCTGGTGAATGGTCGGCCAGAAAAGCACAATTGCTGGCTGTTCAATATAAAGCTAAAGGCGGAGCTTACAAGACATGAGCAAAACCAAAACTCACTATCTGCCAAACGGCAAACCGTACACAGGGGAAACCCACAAGGTCGGTTCTACTTTGATGACGGGTGCTAAACACACGGCGCAAAGTAAAAGCCTAACCCACACGCCGCCTAAGAAAAAATGAAAGACCCGCAGAAAAGCCTGAAGGATTGGTCGAGTCAAGATTGGCGTACTAAGTCGGGAAAGCCATCGTCAGAGACTGGCGAGAGGTATCTGCCAGCCAAGGCTATAAAATCCCTGACTTCGGCTGAGTATTCGGCGACCACAAAGGCTAAAAGAGAGGCTACGAAGGCGGGAAAGCAGTTTTCCAAACAGCCCAAAAAGATAGCAGCAAAGGTAAAGGCTTACAGATGAAAACCCCTGCATGGCAGCGCAAGGAAGGACAGAATCCCAAAGGCGGGCTGAATGCTGCCGGTAGAGCCAGCCTGAAGGCCGCTGGCCAAGACATCAAGCCTCCGGTGAAGTCTGGTGACAACCCGCGCAGGGCATCGTTCCTAGCACGAATGGCGGGCAATCCCGGCCCTGAATACAAAGACGGTGAACCTACCCGACTGCTGTTGAGTTTGAATGCGTGGGGGGCATCGTCCAAGGCTGACGCCAAAGCCAAGGCCAAGGCAATTAGCGCAAGGAATAAGAAATGACTTATCTACAGCTAATAAACAATGTGCTGATTCGACTGCGTGAAACGCAAGTATCGACTAACAACGAAACAGCTTATTCAACGTTGATTGGTCTGTTTGTCAACGATGCAAAGCGGCAGATTGAGGACTCTTTTAGTTGGAACGTGCTTGGCAAAACCGTAACCATTACCACGGTAGCCGCGACCTACGTCTATTCCATGACCGGCGCTGGCCAAAAGTTCCAAGTGCTAGATGCAATCAACACGACTTCAAATATCGGTATGCAAAACATCAGTTTTGTAGAGATGAACCGCTATCAAAATCTCGTTCCCACTACAGACGGACTCCCGCAGTATTATTCATTTGATGGCGTGGATGGAAGCGGCGACACCAAGGTAGTGCTGTTCCCTCGCCCTGATGCAGTCTACAACGTACCGTTTTCTTTGATTGTCCCGCAAGCTACATTGTCAGCAGATGGTACTTCGGTGCTTGTCCCTGACTTTCTAGTGGTTCAAAACGCTTATGCGCGGGCGCTGGTCGAGCGTGGTGAAGATGGCGGTCTGAGTTCATCAGAGGCGTATCAGCTTTACAGAGGCATGTTGGCTGACCAGATTGCGCTAGAAGGCACTCGCTATCCAGAGAACCAAGAGTTTTTAGCGATATGAGCCAGGCTATTCAAACTGCCAGTATTTCAGCGCCAGGGTTTCTAGGGCTGAATACGCAAGACTCGCCTACGGATTTGGCGGCGGGCTTTGCTTTGATTACAACGAATTGCGTCATTGACCAGTTTGGACGCATCGGCTCACGCAAGGGCTGGTCAAGAGTCAACGCATCTTCAGGCAATCTTGGCGCTAATAACCCCGGCGTGATCCATGAGCTGGTGCAAACTGATGGAACACTGACCATCCTGTTTGCTGGCAATAACAAACTATTCAAGTTGGATAGTTCAAACGCAGTGGTTGAACTGACGTATGGCGGCGGTGGAACTGCACCGACTATTACGGCTAATAACTGGGCTTGTGCCTCGCTTAACGGCATTACTTTCTTTTTCCAAACAGGCTTTGATCCACTGATCTTTGATCCTGCTGTGAGTACCACCACATTCCGCAGGGTTAGCGAAAAGACAGGCTACGCTGGAACTGTGCCTAGCGGAAATATAGCAATAAGTGCTTATGGTCGTTTATGGGTAGCAGATACTTCCACCGACAACACGACTGTATTTTTCTCTGATCTGCTGTCTGGTCATGTTTGGACTGGCGGAACGTCTGGATCACTGAACGTAAACCAGGTATGGCCAAACGGTGCAGATAACATCACAGGATTGGCGGCACACAACAACTTCCTGATTATCTTCGGCCAGCGGCAAATACTCGTTTATTCTGGTGCCACTACACCGTCAACAATAACGCTGGCTGACACTGTAGCGGGTATTGGTTGTATTGCCAGAGACTCTATTCAAGGAACAGGCAAGGACGTTTTGTTTTTGTCCAATTCTGGTGTCAGGTCATTTGCGCGGACGGTGATTGAGAAGTCTGTCCCTATTGGAGACTTGTCTAAGAACGTTCGTAGCGATCTGATGAATACAGTTGCCGGTGAAACGCTTGCAAACATTAAGTCGGTTTATTCTGAAACTGAGGCTTTTTATCTTCTTGTGCTGCCGTTTGTCAAAGAGGTGTATTGCTTTGATACGCGCGGCCAGTTGCAAGATGGCGCTTTCAGGGTTACGACATGGGATTCAATAGAACCATCTGCGCTATTGTCTCGGCGCAATGGTGATCTGTTTCTTGGCAAGACTGGATATATTGCAAAATATACAGGAGCAAAAGACGACGCCGTGTCATATCGATTGCAGTATTACACCAACCATGCCGACTTGGGTGATGCTAATGTCACTTCAATACTAAAGCGGCTGAAGGTGATTGTGATCGGTGGCACCAATCAATTTATTACGATGAAATGGGCATTTGACTTTACAACAAACTATCTTTCAGTGAACGCTCAAATACCGACGCAGAAAGTTAGCCAATACAACATTGCTGAATACGGTGCAAATGCTACAGTAGTATCAGAATACGCAAACGGTGTGGCTTTGCAGACTTTAAGCGTGTCTGCCAGTGGAAGCGGTAAAATCGTGCAGACTGGTTATGAGGCAGATATAAACGGGTCTGCGTTGTCCATTCAGCGAATTGAGATTCAATCGAAGAACGGGAAAACAGTATGATTTTCCACCTGCAACAAGGAGAATGAAGTGTCAAATTATGTTCAGTCCACTAATTTCGCCACCAAGGATGCGCTAACCTCTGGCGACCCGCTGAAGATTGTTAAGGGTACAGAGATCAACACCGAGTTTGTGAATATTGCGGTGGCCGTGGCGACTAAGGCTGACCTGGCATCGCCTACGTTTACAGGAACGCCAACGCTGCCAACTGGAACTATTGGGACTACGCAATCATTTGGTAACAGCACCACAGCCCTTGCTACGACTGCATTTGTGCAGGCGGCAATGGCGGCTCTGCATCCTGTTGGTTCAATCTACATCAACGCGACCAATGCGACCAACCCCGGCACGCTCTTAGGCTTCGGCACTTGGACAGCATTTGGTGCAGGACGAGTGCCTGTTGGCTTTGACTCCAGCAATGTTTTATTTGATACCGCTGAAGAGACTGGCGGCAGTGCAAATTCTACTTTGCCAAGCCACACGCACACTGCAACGGTTACTGACCCTGGACATAACCATACTACTTCGGCTGGTACCGGTATTTATTCCGGCGCATCTGGTCTTGGATATTTTATCGGAAATGATATAAACGCAGTCACAGGAACAGCAGTTACTAGCATTAGCGTAGCCAATAGCACATCGGGCGCAAGCGCGACAAACGCGAACTATCAGCCTTATATAACAGTTTTCATGTGGAAACGCGTGTCGTGAGAAAATGCAAAATTTGCGGGTTAAAAGCTGTTAATGGTGCTGAATTAGCTGCTTTTGTACCGCATCGCAAAGCTAAGTTTGGTTATGAAAATAAATGCAAATCCTGTAAGTCAATTGAGTATTTAAAATGGCGTACATGCAATATTGGCTATAGAAGTGCATATCATTTGAAAAACAAAGAAAAAGAAAACAATAATTCTTTAGTTTGGCTTAAAAAAAATCCTTCCAAAGCTCTTGCAATAACACGAAAATATCAAGCAGCAAAGTTTTCGCATATACCGCCTTGGTATGACGCAAATAAAGTTGAAAGTATATATGAAGAGGCACGAAATAAAGGGCTAGAGGTAGACCATATTGTCCCATTGCAAGGAAAAAATGTTTGTGGATTGCATGTGCAAAATAATTTGCAATGTATTCCTTCATGGGAAAATAAAAGTAAATCTAATAAGTTTGTTGATGAAACTTTGTGGAAAAGATCGGCGTGATTACTCACCACTTCAGTGATGGTTTGTACGCCAAAGAGTCCGCATTTGCGGCAGGCACAGCTATCTTGAAGCACACGCATGACTTCAGCCACTTGTCTATTCTGGCTCGAGGCAAGGTGGCGGTGATGAAGGGTGAAGATATTGAGATAGTTGAAGCACCAGCCTGCATTGAGATTAAGGCTGGTTTGACACATGGCGTGAAGGCATTAACGGATTGCGTGTGGTTTTGTATTCATTCTACTGACGAGAAAGACCCGTCTAAAGTAGATCAAATTTTGATTGGAGTTTAATATGCCAGCATCGTGGATTTCGGCGGGTGCGTCCTTACTCGGCGGTTTGATGGGTAGCAGTTCCGCAAAGAAAGCTGCGCAAGCACAAGCTAATGCTCAGATAGAAGCAGCACGAATGGCGGCTGAAGAGGCTCGGTTCCGTCCAGTAGGAGTCACAACGCGATTCGGCCAGTCGCAGTTCC